TATTAAACACTAATACATCTGTAGAGTTTTCTGGGGCTGGCCATATTTTTAAAACTGCTGCGTTTTGTTTGTCTAAGAAAAATTGGCTAGGTCTTCCTGTTGTTGCTTTGACTGGTATATTTAGATATTCGCTACGACTTAACCTTCTCATAGACAAATCAGTTGTTACGCTGCCTTCAGTTCTTCTAAGACTACAATCTAATATATCTATTACGTTAGAGTTTAAAGTATAAGTTAAGGTATCTTTAGTAACAGTTTGGGTAGCTTCCTCTATAGTCCATTGATTAAGACCTCTGTTGGCCCATTCAGCCAACATAAGATTTATAGACCTTTTTGCGCTTACTAAATCATAACCAGTACGTAACTCAAGGCCACATCTTTCAAAAGCTTCTTCAACAAACTCAGTTACATTTGGTTCAAAATCTGTACTATTTGATATTGCCATTATTTCTTTTTAGTTTTTTTTAAAGACTTTTCTATCTGTTTAGCTTGTTTTGCATGCAATTTAGAAGCACCTTTTAGCTCTTTAATTAATTTTCTTTTTGCTGCTACACTTAATTCTGTCATTATTTATTATCCTCTTGGTTATACAAATTATCAAATGTTATATTTGGGTCTATATAACTTTCATGCTGTTCTGCTGAATGTACCCATTGAGAAGGCATAAAGTCTGGTGCTCCCTCGCCTACACGCCATAAAGCAGGATTTGTTGCTCTTACTCTATTATTTGGTAAAGCTACAAAATTGCCAGTATATTCGCCAGCATCTGTTAAATATAACACATGTGATTGTTTATGTTGAGCAGGATCATCTGCTATTGAGTTATCAGTATAATCTACGGTAAACAAATATTTACCCATGTGAAATTCGCCGCCTATTTTACAAAGCCAGGGAGATGAACTTACCCTATCTAAAACCACAACAGAATGTTCGTGACTTAAACAATCCCAAGGTTGAGCTAAATGGTCTTCCATAGGAGTTGGCCATTCTTCTAAAGGAATATCTGCTACTAAAGCTTGGATAGGCATTCTTGCCCACATAGCACCGCCATGAATGTTTGGCGCATCTTCTTCATTGTCTATTTCACATCCAGTAAAAACTACTTGAAATGATAAAGACCTATCTGGTAATGTATTTACAGCTATAACAAGAGCATGTAAATACTCTCCGTGGTAGTTACTATGATTTGCTGTAAATTCTTTTCTTACCCAGCATTTAAACTGCGGTATGTTAGAAATTAAATATGACATGTAAGGTGCTAATTAAACTTTGCCGCCTTTTGACATGTATTTAGTGCCCTTCATGGCTCCGCCTTTTGACATATATTTAGTCCCCTTCATAGCTCCACCTTTGGACATGTATTTAGTACCTTTCATTGCTCCGCCTTTAGACATATATTTAGTTCCTTTGGCTGCTCCACCTTTAGACATATATTTAGTGCCTTTTACAGCTCCGCCCATTGCATAACCTTTTGTTCTTTTAAACATTTTATTCTCCTAACTTATTGTAGTTACTTTTCTACGGTTGTTCATAACTTTACCACAGCCTTTAGCTATAAAACCACCATTTTTCTTTTTGACTCTGCCATCTTTCCAACTAATTGCTTTTGGTCCTTTTTTCTTTTTTGCTGCTGAAGTGCATTGAGACATAGTTGGTCTACAAGCAGGATAACTTTTTCTTTTTTCACCTTTTTGACGTCCACATGGTTTACCTGTTTTACAATCAACCCAACCTTTACCGTCATTTTGGCTAAACCATTTTTTTAAAGAATTTTCTGCCATTATCCTAATTTAGTTTTATGACGTTTGCCTGGAAGCATGTTATTAAATCCTCTAGCTGAAACAAATGTTACTTCGCCACCTGTAGCTTTTTTTGTTTTTGATTTGTTACCGTAGTTAGCAGCGCCTACTTTTCTGCATTGAACCAGTCTCCCACTCGCATAAGCACTTGGCCAAACTTTAGCACTACGTTTTACTTTATGGTAACAAGCATCTTTTTTACCTTTAGCCATTTAACATTTCCACCTTCGTCTTGCTTGACGGATCCTTGAATTAGGATTGTTTCTAGTCTTAGCAGAGCTTTTTTTTAGTTGCCCTGCTGACCTAGCACAATAAGACTTACGTCTTTTTGCAGCTTTACTGCCTTTTTTAACTTTACCAGTTACTGCTGTTTTAAGTTTACTGCCAGGATTAGCTTTTCTATAAGCTTTTACGCCTTTTTTGGTCATTCCCGCCCCACTTTTAGTAGGACGGTAATTTCCACCTTTACCAGTTGTTTTGCGTATAGGTTTAGCTGTTCTTCTTTCAGCCATTATAAAAATTAATCAAAATCTTTATAAACGGTAAGTACTATTACATACGAATCGCCGTCAGAATGTCCAGTAGTCGTCAGCATAATATCGCCAGTTTTTCCACTGCCTGATGTATTTCTAATGCCTCCAAATTCTGTAAAATCTTCGTCTGTTGTATAGTCTGCGTTTAAATCCCAACAGATAGTATCTGTAGTTGCATCCCATAAAAGTTTTACACTCATTCCAAAAGTAGAATATACAATTTTTGCTAAACGTACGCCCGTACATGCTTGGCCTGTAGAGCTATCACTTAAAGCGCTAACATCTACTTTTTTAACTGCTGCCTCGCCTGTACCATCGGATGTATTCGTTAACTGAATAATAGCGACTCTATCGCTATCCATCAATGTTGTTGAGGTTACTGCGTCTGCCATAAATTACTCCTTACGCGTCAGCAAATGGAGTTACTACAGTACCAGAAGCTAGTACTATACCTTCTACCGCGTACTTAGCTGAACCAATAGCGGTTACTTTAATAATAGTTCCAGCTATACCACCTTTAGTAGTACCGTTTAAAGTAATAACGTCATTACTAGCACCTGAAAAGAATGTTTTACCTGCTGCATCACTTTTACCCATATATAGTCCACCAACAAATTTATCTGTTCCGTCAGTTTTAATATCCATATCTGTAGCTGCTGTTTCTACTACAAAAAAGAAAGATGCACCTAAGTTATTTGTTTGGTTAGGATCATCATCTGATCCTGGAGCAGTTGCTACAATGCTAGGTAAAGTAAATTTACCGTCTGCATCATTACAAGTTAATATTTTACCTGCATGAGCTGCTACTGTTAATGAAGTGTCTGCGGTTAAACTAACTACGTTAGCGTTACCTGCTGAAATAAATCCTGCTAGTGACTGGATAGGACCAGAGAATGTTGATTTTGCCATAATTTCCTCCTGGGAAATAAGTTCTACCGTCTTGGCTTGTCTGCTAGGTCAGTCTGTAGAACAAGTTAATAAATCCTAGTCCTTTGATTGTATATTACTTTTAAACAAAAAAAAAGGGAGCCGAAGCTCCCTTAAGACAATCAATTAAGATTATGCTCCTTGTGATGCGAACACCGCTCTCCAGTTGGAGAAACCAAAAGAGTATCTTTCTCTAGCTTTGTAACGCATGTTACCAGTATCGAAATCACCTTCTAGTGATGTTTGCATAGGGCTTCTTTCAAAATGTTTAAATCCATCAGGACAATCTGTCTTGAGGAACCAAGCATCAGTATCTGTTAGATAGTTATTAACAACATATCCTTCAGGCACCATACCCATATTTTTAATAGCATTAATGTCATTGTCAGAAGTACCAACTCTACCAGGAGTTTGTAGTAATCTGTCAGCAACAAATTGTAATGCTGGTGGAACAATAAGCTTTCTGCCTTGTAGAGCAATTGTCAAATTTCTATCGTCAACTAAAGTTGAGATATTAATAAGAGCATCTTCTAATGAAGTCTCGTTTAAGTCAGCGTAAGCTGTTGGTCTGTTACTTGCAGTACCACCGCCACCTAGAGGGTGAGCATTTGATACTAAAGCAACGCCATCACCACCAGTAAAACTACTGCTAAAAGCGTTATTAAGAACAGAAGCTGCCTTAATTTGCTTTGTGTTTGCCATAGATCTAGCCAAGGCTTTTGTATACCTTGAGCCAAGTCTATCATATAAGTTATCTTCAACTGCTTCTTCAGTTAGAGAGAAAGCTAAAGCAACTGTTTCGTGGGCATAACGTGCAGTAAAGCCTTCAGTAGCATTGTCATATTCGACAGCATTACCTTCGCCTTTTACTGATGCGTTACCAAAGCCAACGATCATTACTTCTTCTTCAAACGCTCTGTCTGATGACTCAGTTTCAAATATTTCAGTATGTTGATTATCATACCTATCATATTCCATGCCGAACAAGGCGTTTAATCCTGGTTCTAATTCTTTCGCTAATTGCGCTCTATTTATAGCCATTATTATACTCCCGCAGCTGTTCTGTTAAAATGCTCGGCAATTCTGACGATAAAGTTAACATTGGTTGATAAAGACCCAGTTCCTAACGCATTGTTAGAAGGATCGTTTGATATACCCATGATTCTCAGTTGAGCTGTACCAGTAGCCATAGTGCCACTAATTTTTACTCCTGAAACGCCTGTTATTGAAGATCCAGCAGCATAAACGATATCGCCATTCAAACCAACATCGGTTTGAGTAACGCTACCTGTAGCAGCTGATTGTACTTCAAATAAGACATCTGGGTCGTCGACAACGGCTGCTTTGCAGTCGCTGGTTACTGTCGCTGTAGTCCAAACAGGAGAGAAAATTTTATCTCCGTCTGAATTAGTAAAGTGACAGCCTTGAAAGACTCCTAGTAATAAATCGCCAGCAGCAGCAACGGCAATGCCGCCTGTGTTAACCATTTTTACTGGGTCGCCTGTATAAATAGTTCCAGTTGTACCTGATAGAATGTCGTACTCTGTTGTTCCTGTAGAATTAACAGCCGAGCCTAACTTTCCAATGGGTTTTAAACCGAAAGGTGCATTTACATTCGCCATAATATTTACCTTTTATTAAAAAGTTTTATTTAGATGAAATCAGATTAATCTCTGTTTCCACCACCAAAAGTTACGCTTGTAGATCTCTGAGGTTTTAACATCGGAGAACTAGGGTCGGATTCCTTCATTAAATCATTGTCAACTGCATCTTGCTGCAATTGTGCACGTTCTGTGAAATAGGCGTTTCTTTCGTCACGTGTTTCGTTAGGAATCTTTGCCAACAGCAAACCACCCACGGCTACTACTCCAGCGTGCTTTCCGTCGTCCATAGTTGGAAGTTCGAAATCTCCTATCTCTTCGGAACGTACGAGTTCAAAACCCTCACGCATCCTAGACATAACATTCTTTCTATCTTCTTCACCAACGAGTTCAGCTCTTATCCACCTGTAGGTGTATCCTTCAGGCGCTGGAGGCGTATCCAACATAGATGGGGGACGCCAAGGTTTGCGAGCAGTATCTTTAGCTCGAGTTTCTGCAGAGCGCGGAGCTCTGTTATTGTGTTCTATATTTGTCTCATCAGTCATAATAATTTACCTTTTAATGTACTTAGCATATTCACTAAGCGGCACATTTAAACGTTTTGCCATTTGAACTTCGCTTGCGCTAAGTTTGACTTGACGTTTGCGCCCAGAACTATCACTCCTTCCAGCTGGTGCAACATTTTGTTGCATTTTGCTATTAGACTTGACTTCATCACCTGTTGAGAATTTGTGAGGAAATTCAGTTCTGATACGTTTATCTATCTCATCATAATATGTAGAATCAGAAGTGTCAAAGCCCTCTTCCTCAATTAATTTACGATGAATGTTAAAAGCAGCTAAAGTCATTGTTTCATCTTGACCAAACCACTCGTTTTTATCAGCCCACTTTTCAGCTTCAGGATCAGGCTTAGCTTGTTGCTGAGCCATTTGCTGTTGCTGTTGTTGCATGGGTTGTTGATACGTTTGATAATTATTTGGTTGTTCTTGTTCTACAACAGGTTTACTGTTAGCTAACTTACTTTCCTCAACCGTTATCTTATCTAAAATGCCTTGGGCTTTTGTTACTTTGTCCCAATCTTGTTCTTGGTAAGCACTTTTTAAAACTGCATTAGCTTGCGCTCTTTGAGACGTTAATCTGTTTTGAGCTTCAGATAAATAGTTTTTATTTAATTGCGTACTACTTTCTTTTAATTTATTGTTTTCTGCTTGTAATGATTGAGCATACTCATAAGCAGAATTAGCTGCTCTTTCTTGCTCTCGCATTTTTTTAGTAAGCGTAGCTATTCTTTTTTGAACGCCTTTAGAATAATCTTCTAACTCGTCTTCTTTTTTAACTTGCTTTTCTTCTTCAACAGAAACATCTTCTACAGCAGCTACAGCTTCTTTGTCTTCGGAAACTTCTTCTGTTTCTAATTCAACAATTTCACCATCTTCTATGGGTTGTTGTAGTTCTTCATTTATTTCAGGTTCTGGCATGAGTCCTCCTCACGTTATGCGCTAACGATATCATCGGGATCATCAATAGTCGCGATAACTTCGTCGTCGTTTATAATACGGCATTCTGCGTCGTCACCAAGTTTAAACCTAGCTCCTGCATATCTACCAATTAATACCCAATCTCCTTTTTGACACCAAGGAGTTTCTCCAAATTTATTTTTATCTGAATAACATAATGGACCTGTTTTAACAACGTATGACACTACTGTTGCTAAAGACTCTCTATCAACTGTTTCTTTTACTAGTTGAATACCACCTTCAGTTACGCCCTTGCCTTTATATGGCAATATAAGAATCCTCCACCCAGTAGGCTGAGGCATACGTTCTAAAAATGATTTATCAAGCAATGATGGATCTAAGACTCGTTTTGTTGCTTCTGTATAAGCATTTTCAACTTTTTTAACCGTTTCGGGTTTTTTATCTTCTGCTTGTTGTTTTTTTTGCTGTAGATCTTTTTCTACTGATTTTGCGACATGTTCAGGAACTATTACCTTGCTCATCGTTTTCTATTACCTTTTTTAGCAATTCTCTAAGTTCAGATTCTAGGTCGGCGAGAGAATTGTAGCGCCCACGTAGATAATGATATTCTTCAACATCCTTAGTACCATTCATAATAGATACTTGAATATCTTCTTTCTTTTCACCAATTCTTTTTTTTAGCTGTTCAGACAGCCAAAGAATTGACATTTAATATATACCAGAAAATTTACCACCAAACTCAGCAGCACCCATACCTTTAGCTTTCCCCTTTCCCATTCCTGGAGTAGAAGAAGCTTTGGTTTTTTTAGGAGCTTCTGAAACAGCTTTAAATGGTACAGTACCCTTGTTAGAGTAACTTTGTTTTCCTTTTAATACTTTTACGTTTTTCATATAGTGTACCTTACAGACCTTTTAAGCCAATATCAATTAATTTTAATTCTTTTTGTTGATCCATTCTATCTCTAGTGGTGTCATCTTTTAACTCAGCTATATCTTTTTGTGCTTGGATTCTTTCTACATCAATTTTATCTTGACGTAACTTTTCTTCCATACGCAATCTTTCTTTAGATTCAAACTGTTGTTGATCTTGTGATAGCTCTTGGCCTTTTAAGGCAAGCTCTTGTTTTCTAATAGTGACAAGTGGATCTTCTTGCGGTGGTGCTGATACTTGTTGAGAAAATTGCTGCATAAGTTCAGACATAATCGGAGAACTAAATTGCGCTAACATAGCTTGAGCCTGCTGCATTAAAGGAGCAGCCTCTTGCGGCGGCATTTGTTGAGCTTGTTGTTGCATCTGTTGATACTGTTGCATAGCTTCAGGTGGCATTTGTTGTTGTGCAAGTGCATCTGCTTTTAATTGTAAATGCTGCATAATGTGTGAATGTATATTACCTTGAATCTGAGCATTCATTTGCACAGGACTCATGTTTAGTAAAGATACATGAGTTGCTATATGAGCATCATGGTCTTGTTCTGGAAAGGCTTGCGCTGGCCCACCCATCATTAAACTACTATTTTCCATACCAGACTCAATAGGCTTAGGAGTTGTATCAGGTGGCGGCATTAATAATTGATCTATATTGTCTGCACCTAAAGCAGCATACATTCTTTTATAGGCTTCGTGAGTTCCACCAGGTCCATGTATTTCTGGATTAGATTGCACCAGTTGCATCATTTCTTGCGCCATTACAATACGTTGGCTAGTAGAAAATATGTCAGGGTTACTTACTGGAAATATATCAACTCTATCATCAAAGTCTTGTTGTTTAACTTGCATGTTGCCGCCTGAAACATTGTAAGGATAAACAGGAGGTAAACTATCTTTAAATATAGTAGCAAGTAATCTAAATTCTTTCTTTTGGCCATTATGTAGTCTTTTATGAATAGCTGATAATACTTTGCTTGATTTTTCCATCAAAGCCAAAGTGGTACCAACAGGTGCTTGCGAGTTGCCTTCACCAACATTAGTATCTGCTATAGAAGCAAACTTTTGACCAGATTGCACTAATAGTCCTAATAAACTCAACAAAGTGCCACTAGGTTCTTTAAATGGTAATGGTTGTATTGCATCTCTAAGTGATCCTGCTGGTGCATCTACATCTCTAAATTCACCTGGTTGGATTGGCTCGTCTTCATCTCTAATTCTAATACCTCTAGTTTTAAAACCAGCGGGTAAATTAGCTAAAGTACCAGCATCAATTAATTGACGCATAATAGATGTAGAAGCTTTAGATAGGCCTCCTATCATGTGTGTTAGTCCAAAACCATAAAAACCTAAACCTGGCAAGAATTTAAAATGCACAAAGTATTCAGTCTTTTTCTTCATTGGATCTTCTTCTTTGAAATTTCTTCTGATAGCTAATATGTTTTCACTATTAGAGTCTATTGTTACTATGTAAGGTAACTTAACTCCACTAGGTTCGCCGTCTTGGCCCATATCTTCAAAGCCTTCTAAATCTAAATTACAATGAACTTCATAAAGAACAGATACTTCACCATCGTCATAACTAGGCTCCATACCTTCTAATTTTTCTTTTTCTGATTGTATGTCTGAAGTTATGTCCACATTATCTCCAGACTCTACATTTACATTTCTGTAAAAACCAATAGCTTGTAGCTTTCTTACATCATTTTCTGGCATCTTAACGACATGAGTAATTCGCGAACAGGTCTCTAAGTCAGTTGTGTAATAAGGCACGATTAAATCTTCTGGTGCTACAAACTTTGATACAGGTCTACCTAGAGTTTCATCATAGTAGACTTTTTTAAATGCAGAGCCTGCAAGTGGTAAATAAAATAACATTTGATCTAGCTCTTCATCATATTCTTCCATAACGTGAAGAATTTGATAATTCATAAATTCTTTAACTCTTTGTGCTTGTTCTTCAACTAAACCATCATAAGCACCTATAACTTGTGTTTTGACTGGACCGCCTGCTGGTAATAATTCTTTATATGCTTGCGCTTGGAACTGAGTAACAGATTCGCCTAACAATGGATGAATAACACCACTAGCCCCAGCAAAAGGTTCAGATCTATTGTCATCAAACTTCATACCTAAGTATTTAAGGCCATCGGTATAAGTATTTTCCCAATCCTCTCTAGATGATTTATCGCTTTCAATAGCTCCTACTAATTCAATATATATTGTAGATAACTCCTGTTTAGATATAACTTCAGCTAAGTTTTCTGCAAAGCCTACTTCTGGCATTACAGACTCTTCTGGGCCTAGTATTGCAGAACCGTCTTCTTGCATCTGCACATTCTCTTCACCTTCACTCATAGCTTCTAATACATCAATAATTTGAGTATCAACATTGTCTTGAGTTTTTGTTGTATCTATTACTTCTTCTGGAAATTGTTTTTCTATTGCCATTTTATAATCTCATCAATAATACGCCCTAAGAGGTTTTTGCCTTTCCTGATCTTCGTAATCGTTGGCTAAAGAAACAAAACCGCCTTCACGAAAACGCATTAGGGCTTGAGTCATAGTATCGCATAAATCATCATTAGCACCAAATGGAAATGATGCACATTCTTCTATCATATCTTCTGCAAAGGTTTTATTAGGTGCATATACCATTCCTGATTCAAAAATAGGCGCAACTGAGTGCATTCTAGAGTGTTTATCATGACCTCTAGTTGGTGAATAATTAACTACAGGAATGCCCATTCGCCGCAACTCTTGGGTAAGCGGAGTACCAGATGCTTTGGCTTCAATTAAAACCATATCGCATTCCCAGTAACTATATTCACGCATAGCTATTTCTTTTAACTCAGGAAAATCCCAACGACCTTTTTGACAATCAAGCAATATTAAACAGTCAGGAGAATCTTCTGATGGTTTAAATACTCCCCATGTAGATATAGCAGAAAAGTCAGCAGTTTGATTTTTAGAAAATGCGGTATCGTAGGATTGCATAATATATTTAACAGGAGGTATGCTTTTGTGTTTCCAGCGTTTCCACCAGTCTCTTTTAATAATGGCGCCTTCTTCAGCAGTAGGGTTCTGCATCCATTGAGCATTCCATTTAATTCCAGGAATAGAAGATTTAACCTTTAATAATTCATCTTTAGGCCAGAACTCAGGCCACAAAGGGTTGTCAGTTTCAGGAAAAATAGCAGGAAACTCTATCATTTCCCATTGATCTGCAAGCGCTTCTTTTTGCGAATCTAGTAATTTAGCAGTCAGATCTATAGAACTCCACCTAGTCATCACTAATACTATGGCTCCACCAGGCTGTAAACGCTGTCTAGGTCCAGATGTGTACCATTCCCAAGCAGACTCCAGAGCATTAGGACTAAGGGCGTCTTGCTCTGAATGGGGGTCATCGATAATAAGTAAATCCGCACCCCTACCAGTTACAGCACCACCAACACCAGCAGCAAAGTATTCGCCGCCTTTGTTGGTTTCCCAACGTCCTGCT